GGTGGTAGATGTGCGCGAAGCGACAGCGATGGGACTCTATCGCCTTTGGCTCGATAATCGGCGTGACCGGGTAGACGAACTGCTGGGCTATTTTCGAGACCATAACATCAATATGATTCGCCCCTTGTTTGAGCTACATTCTGAGTATTGGCACGGGAAGAACTCAGAAAGCAAGGATCGGCACAACACGCATCTGGAAGGTGATCACTGGTGGGGACAACTAGTGCCGTTTATTCGGCACATCGAGAGCTTCGGCATCTATACACGCTGCTGCCTGTTTGGTGGCATTGAGGCGTTCGTGGGGTTACCCACGGCACCACGAACCGATGTGATGACCGGGAATCCTGATGCGATTGCCAAGGCTCGTGCCTATGTTGATCAGTTTGTTGGCACCACGCGAGACCTGCCATCGGTCCTGTATGAGGTAGCAAACGAGCCATCGCAAATTGGATTTGGCTACGACAGTGACGTGGTGAAAGCACTGGGGAAGCGCATCAAGACGTTGGCACCGAATCGTCTGATGAACTTTGGTGCAGCCTGTGATGAGGACAACACCTTTTACTGCGACCAGCCAGCCGACTTCTTCGACGAGCATCTTAGGAGAATGCGGGACTGGGATTATCTAGCGTCGTGCAAGCGACTCATTGAGCACACGGCTGTCGACTACGCGAAAGATCGTATGCCGTTTGTCAGTGGCGAGTGGATGAATCTTGGCAACATCACCAGAGCGGGAGGCCGACTGGCTGACGGGACACCCAGTACCGCAACAGCGTTCTGTTCCGCTGCAATGCTGAGACTTAAGCGGTGCGTGCCGTCGTTTCATGCACATTGCCTGCTTTGGTGTGACATGCCTGACACGATGACCGATGCTGCGCTGGTTGCATGGTCGCGTGCGCTTGATCTGATTCCGATGACGTTTCCCGGTCATGGCATCAACGGTCACTGGACACAGTCGCCGTTCGACAAGGACATCTTTCCGCGCACGGACGAAGGCACAGACGCATGGTATGGACCGGTGCGTATCTTTGGCCTTGATGGACATGAAGGCTACATCGGTGTCTCGATACGCGAGCCGAGGGACTACAACCTTGTCGGCGACAAGCGACCGATTCAGACGCTGCATCTGGAGCAGTGGGGTGACTGGCAGTCTCGGATTGTGAGGGCGTGACGGTGAACAAAGGTATACATAATTATAGTAACAATGTCAAGAGGTGTTTTGCGTGATTACTAGAGCGCCAGATCCGTGGACGTGGACTTTTCCATTACGGTCGTGCCGTGTTTACGATGCGGACACTATTATGGACATGACGCTGGATATGGGGTTCAACTGTTCTATCGTGGTGACGGGTCGTCTATATGGGATCAATGCGCCAGAGATGCGCGGACCAGAAAAGCCAGAAGGCATCAGGTCACGCGACTGGCTACGTCGTGAGATTGAAACAGCGAAGCGGGTCTATGTCCAGACGCGACCCACAACAGAGAAAGCACTCGGAAAGTATGGTCGGTGGCTGGTGACGATCTACGCGGACGGGGTCAACCTAAACGAACAATTAGTTGAGAAAGGGCTTGCGAAACATGCGAGCTATTAGCAGGACTAATGTTCGGGTCTATGGTGACCATAGTAACCGCGCAGATGCGCCGAGATGACTCATGATCGGTTGCGGTCTGCACTCTGTAGAGTGCGGTTAGTGGTGTCTCTAATCCTAGCGGCACCCGCCCGATTCTCATGGGAGTCGAGATGGCTGACCTACTTGACACGTTGATGGTTGCGGTTATGACATGCGCGGTGGTGCTGTCGGTTGGTCAAATCCTGTTGTGGATGGTTGGGCCGTTACTGCAAAAAACGCCAGAGAGCGAAGAGCCTGCTTGCGACTGCGAGGGGACCGGTGTCTGTCATCTGTGCGGCGGGTCTGGGGCTGTGCCACACGCAATCCATTGTCCAGAGTGCCACGGGTCTGGACTCTGCCACTATTGCGACGTGGCTCAACACGAACACGAAAACATTGCGTAACCAAACAAAGAGCGGGGTGAACACATGGGATTTAATTGGGGAGTCATTGGTGGACTTATTACGAGTGTTGCGCCTATCGTCGCACCGTTAGCAACTGGCCCGGCAAGGGCCATTTTACGAGCCGCTGCCGCCGCTGTGGTGCTGGTGGAAGACTTCGTGACAAACCGTCGAGGCGCAGAGAAGAAAGAGCGAGCCATGACGCTTGTTGATGGATTGCTGGATGTGGCTGAAGATGCGGCGGCACGGGATCTTGTGAGAGACCCCTTGGTAACCGAAGCGGTTGCTGCGGTCATTGATTTAGAGGTGGCGTTGCGGAACGCTCATGCTCGGCTTCATGCTGTTGTGACTGATGTGAAGGCGAAGCGTGATGCTGTTGCTGACGCAGCGACAGTCACGACGACCCAATGAGCCTATCGAGTGAGGCGATTAGCCTAGACACGTTGTCGGAAGCGAGGCTCCGTCGACTCGATCTCGATCTGTTCTCATACGACACCTTCAAGGACATCTACCGGAACAATCCCAAGGCGTTCGTGTTGGACTGTTTTGACTGGTCTGGGTCTGACCGGCCAACGGCATACCAGTTAGAGTGCTTGCAGGCGCTTGTTGCCAAACGACGTCTTGCGGTGCGAGGTCCACATGGACTCGGCAAGACAACGCTGGCCGCGTGGGTTGTGTTGTGGTTTGCGCTCACGAGAGATGGCGAGGACTGGAAGATCGTCACCACAGCAAGTAGCTGGCGGCAGCTAACCAAGTTCCTCTGGCCCGAAGTGCATAAGTGGGCGCGGAATGCCCGGTGGGAGATGATTGGTCGGTCTATCTTCATGGAGCGTCGGGAACTCCTCGACCTCACCCTCAAGCTCGACACCGGGGTGGCGTTTGCGGCGGCATCCGACCAACCGGGAACCATCGAGGGTGCTCATGCCGACCACATGCTGTATATCTTCGACGAAGCGAAGCATGTGCCAGATGAGACGTTCGACGCAGCGGAAGGCGCATTTTCTGGGGCTGGTGCGGATACCAGTCGTGAGGCGTTCGCCTTAGCCATCTCGACCCCCGGCGACCCGGCTGGTCGCTTTTACGATATTCATCGACGACGACCGGGATTCGATGACTGGTCTGTGCGGCACGTTACCCTACAGGAAGCCATTGCGTCAGAACGCATCTCTGACGATTGGGCTAGCCACCGTCGTGAGCAGTGGGGCGAAGATAGCGCGATCTACCACAACCGGGTGCTGGGGGAGTTTGCCTCATCGGATGAGTCGAACGTCATCCCACTGGCATGGGTCGAACAGGCGCAACTACGACACGAGGGCTATCTGGGAACTGTGCGGAACGGCACGAGCCTGACATCGCTTGGGGTGGATGTGGCTCGGGAAGGGTCTGACAAGACGATTCGTGCCAGCCGGGTGCGGCAGGGCATTACGGCGATTGCCGAGACACGCCGGGAAGACACGATGGAAACAGCGGGACGGGTGAAGGGGCAGATCGAGCAACAGGGCGGGATCGCGGTGGTTGACATTATTGGACCGGGCGCAGGAGTGTTTGACCGGATCAAGGAACAGCACGTCCCATGTATTGCCTACAACGGCGCGATGGCAGCAGCGCAGAAGCGTAACAAGAAAGACAAGCCCATTACGGATGCCAGTGGGGAACTGGGGTTTCAGAACATGCGGTCTGCCTCATGGTGGCATCTTCGTGAGCTTCTCGACCCGAAGGGGGACGACCCGATTGCGCTTCCACCGGAGGACCGTTTAGTAGAAGAATTAACAACGCCGCACTGGAGCGTTACCAGTAATGGACGAATTAAGGTAGAATCTAAGGACGACGTGAAGCGCCGGTTGGGGCGATCTACCGATTACGCCGATGCGGTGATCATGGCATTCGCGTTGGATATGTTGCGAATAATTCACTACGGGGTGCCATCCGTCATCGGCAAGAAGCGCCGATCAATGTGGAGACGGTAAGTGATGGCAAAAAAAGCCCCAGCCGAGAAACCCAAGCCACGTCGCACCGCCCCCACACCACGCAAGACGTCTCGAAAGAGTTCTTACGTAGGTAAAGCCAAGTCTACTCCAACCAACACCAAGCGTCGTCGCCGGGTGCTAATGGGTGAGATCGGGTCGACCGGTCTCGGTCGATGGGCTGGCACGGTTGATCAGGAGTTCCTTCGCGAGCTAACCGGCAAGCGTGGGATTCGCACGTTTACCGAGATGCGCTTCAATGATGACATTGTTGGGGCGATGCTGTTTGCGATGGTGAACCTGATGCGCGGGGTGGAGTGGGATATTGAGACCTCTGATGATGATGTGGGCGAGTTCGTCCATCAGGCATTGTATGAGGATATGTCCTATACGTGGCAGGACACCATGACCGAGATCCTGACCTTCCTACCGTTTGGCTGGTCGTGGATGGAGATGGTGTTCAAGGTGCGTGGCGGCGACACGGATGACAGTTCGTCGCGGTCTAAGTTCTCAGACGGACGGATCGGATTTCGGAAGTGGGCGATTCGTGGACAGGACACGCTTGACCGATGGGTCTTTGACAGCAATGGCGGCATCCAAGCGATGCAGCAGCGGGTCAATGATGACCGGTCGGTGCGAACGATTCCAATGGCGAAGTCGCTTCTATTCCGAACGACTGCCGAACGCAACAACCCAGAGGGTCGCAGCATTCTGCGGAACGCCTACCGTGCATGGTGGTTCAAGAAACACATCCAGCAGATCGAAGGGATTGGCATCGAGCGGGATCTAGCTGGCTACCCCTATATACAGGTTGCCGAGGATGGTCCGGACGTCTGGAATGCCAACATCGCCGAGATGGTCACGCTCAAGGACGCACTGGAAGAGATGGTGCAAACCATTAAACGGGACGAGAGCGAAGGCGCGGTCTTGCCGTCGTGGGCTGAACTTAAGCTCTTGAGCGCTGGGGGACGTCGTGCCTTTGATACATCTTCGGTGATTGCCCGGTATGACCAAGCAATGGCACAGTCGGTGCTGGCTGACTTTATCCTGATCGGGCATGATGCGGTCGGGTCGAAAGCGCTTGTGGTCTCGCGTATCGGACTCTTTACACGAGCGGTCACCGGATACCTCGACTCGGTCGCGTCTGTCATTAACCGTTTTGCGATTCCATTGTTACTGAAGGTCAACGGGATGACCACAGAGGAACCGGTTGAAGCGGTGCATCGTGGCATCGACACGATGGACATTGACACGCTCTCAGGGTTCCTGCAAAAGCTGGCATCATCTGGTGCGGAGATATTCCCAGACGGCTACCTGACGAACCATCTCTTGCGACGGGCTGATCTTCCTACAGGACATCGGGAAACCGAAGAGGGCGACCCCAAGCCAACGGACGAACAGGAAG